ATGCTAACATTGGGGATATAGATTCCATCTCATCAAGTATAGACCCTGAGCGTAACTTAGTTATTTGGAACTATACTAACGTATCTGGTGCTAGAGAATTACTTATATATAACTTCCAAACACAAAAATGGTGTAGTGCTGATACAGACGTAGACTATCTAGGTACTCTTGCTACAACTGGCACATCTTTAGAAGGTATAGATACAGCATACAACATAACAGCAGGCTCATTTGTAGCCACAAAACAATACACAATTAGAAGTGTAGGAACAACAGACTACACACTTATAGGTGCAGTCGCTAATACAGTAGGTGTATTATTTACAGCTACAGGTGTAGGCTCAGGCACAGGTGTAGCCATAGATATGGCAGCATCAGCCGCAGCATTAAAAACTATAGACACACTTGTAACTACAATGGATGACAGACTCTACAAAGGTGGTAAGTTTATCTTTGGTGGTGTTCGTGATGCGAAGATTATTACCTTTACAGGCACTAATGCTACAGCTAGTATCACTACAAACGACTTAGAATACGGATATAACTCTGTGCTTACCCTTATTAGACCTTCTGTAGATAATGGTTCTGCAAGCGTTTCTGTGGCTTCTAGACGTATGTTAGACGATACTATTACATTTGGTTCTAGTGTATCTGCAAGTCAAGAAGATAGATGTGCTGTAAGAAGTGCAGGTCGTTATCATAGAGTAAACTTTGTGCCTACCGGTGCTAACTGGTTCTCTGCTATTGGAATGGATATAGATTACTCTGAACAAGGAACTAGATAATGGCTCGTAGTGATATGTACCGCAAACTACCCTTTCAGGGTGGTGATGCCAGAAGTGTAGCAGAAATTGTAAACAACCTAGTAGAAGGTAAGTCTAACAATACAGGCTCATTCTCTACGACCACACTCACTACAAGTGCTACGCTAAGTGATGAACGTATAGGCTTTAACTCAGTCATTTTATTTATGCCACTAGACCATGACTCTGCTGCTGAACTAATAGACATTTACTTTGATACATTTGCACAAGGTTCTTGCACAGTTCATTATGGGAATCATGCAGTCGCAAGGAATTATCGTTATATAATAGTAGGATGATATTACACTATATACCTAAAGACCAACTTAGGACTCATTGGGAGTTTATTAAGCATGGTCTTGAAATAGTCAGAAGCAAAGGTAATCCTGAGTGGTTAGCAGAAGATGTTTACTGCGACTGTTACGAACAGCGTTCTATGGTATTTCTAGCTATCACAGATAACAAGCCTTATGGTTTTGTAGTATTACAGCCTATGGGTAATGCACTTCATGTATGGGCAGCATGGTCATCTATTAATCACGAATTACTACTTCAAGAAGCATGGCAAGAAATTCAAGCAATAGCAAAACAAGGCAGTAAAACAAGAATTACTTTTACATCTCAAAGACGTGGCTGGGATAAAAAAGCTCTACACATGGGTTTTAAACCTTCAACATGGGAATTCACACTTTAAGGAAAGCAACATGAAATTATTTGGTTTTGATTTAGGAAATAACAATTCATTTAAAGATAAAATGTATTGGATTGTTACAGGGTTTATGACTCGTAATGGATTTATGTTATGGGGAGGTGACCCAGAACCTCAAAAAACAACAACTGGTATTGACCCATCTATGAGACCTTATGTTGAAAGAGGTTTATCAGAAGCTCAAAAACTATACGAAACATATACACCAAAATACTTTGAAGGTCAAACATACGTAAGCCCATCTGCACAAACAGAGTCAGCACTTACTATGGCAGAAGCTCAAGCAAGAGCTGGAAGCCCTCTTATTAACCAAGCTATGGCACAACAACAAGGTGCAATAGGTGGTCAATACTTAGGTGCTAACCCTTACTTACAAGCAGCATTAAAACCAGGACAAGAAGCAGCTACACAAGCATATAACCAAGCTATTGGTGGAACTCGTAGCCAAGCATCTCAAGCAGGTCGTTATGGCTCAGGCGCACAAACACAATTAGAATCATTATCACAACAAAACTTAGCTAACGCTTTAGCTAACCAAGCAGGTCAAGCAGCATATCAAAACTATGCTTCAGAACGTGGCATACAAGAACAAGCAGCTAGGGGTGCGCCTCAAATGGCACAAGCAGCTTATCAACCTATTAACCAACTATTACAAACTGGTCAAGCTCGTGAAGATTATTCTCAAAAAGCTCTACAAGCAGACCTTGACAGATTTAACTTTGCACAAAACTTACCGTATCAAAGACTTGCACAATTTACATCTACAGTAGCCGGTCAACCATTAACTACTACATCAACAACATCAGGTGGTGGCAAGATTGTATGTACAGCTATGAATGCTGAATATGGATTTGGTAGCTTCCGTAATGCTATCTGGTTAGCTCAGTCTAAAGACTTAGACCCAGCATACGAAAAAGGCTATCACACTCTATTCTTACCATTAGTAACCTATGCTTACAAAGCAGGTGAAAAAAATGCCCTACAACGCATTTTAAGGGGTGTTTTAGAGCATATCGCAAGACACCGTACTGCTGATATATGGAAACAAAAAAGAGGTAAAACTAGAGACAATACTGGCATGATTTATCGTGCTATCTTAGAACCCATTTGCTATGTAGTAGGAAAGGTAGCTAAATAATGAAACTATTTAATTGGATTAATCCTTTATGGATAATGGATAACTTTTTAACTACATATTTTGACCCTGTAACGGCTACAGCAGCAGCTACAGCAGCAGCCTCAGCAGCAGCACCAACAGCAGCAATGGCAGCACCAAGTATTTTAGGTGGTGGCTTAACAGGTGCAGGTATGATGACAGCAGGCGCACCAATTGTTCCTGGATTACTAGCTTCATCTACACCAACTTTAATGGGTGGACTAGGTACATTAGGTGGTGCAACAATGGGAGCAACAGGTGCTGCAAGTGCTTTAAATCCAGCAGTACCAACTACGTTTATGAATCAAAATATATCACCTTTATTAACAAATGAAGCTACTAGAACTGCTGCATCTTTTAATCCAAGTCAATTTGCTACTCAAGGATTTACTGATGGTGTTATGAATCAATATGCACCTAATTTTGCAGATATTGCAAGAGGTACATCTGAAGGCTTTACTGGTGGTGGATATGCAGGTAGCTTTTTAGATAATATTGGAGGCTCAGCAATGGATGCAGTTAAAGCTAATCCATTTGGAGCTGCAGGATTAGGCATGGGTGTCTATGACAGAATGAACAAAAAACAAGAACCATTAAAGCCATCCTCAATGCAACAATTAATTAGACAACAACAAGCTGCTCCTCCTACTGAATTCAATAGTATGTTGCAATTACCACGTAGACCAATTTACATAGGATAAATCATGGCATTATTTGATAACAACCCATTATATAACAATATATCATCACTCACTAATCCAGTCACATCTGGTCTTGGTAATTTGTTTGACGGTATGAGTGTATTTGGCACTAGCATACCTTCAGGCATTTTAGACACAGCTCAAGAAGAGAAATTAAGAAAACAAGCATTATTACAAGGTTTATTAGGAACTGCTGCAACGTATTTAGCTACTCCTAAAAACCTAAACACAGGAAGTGCATTACCATATTTAGGTAAAGCATTTTTAGGTGGCATGGGTGCTTCTCAAAATACAATAGACCAAGCATTAAATACAGCTTATAGAAATAAAATATTAACTGGTAAAGAAGATAATATTAGAACGTATGAAAAAGATAGACAAAAAATTACAGAACAATTTGACCCAACTACAAAAACGTGGACTGTATTAGGCACAAGTTCTTTAGATGCTCCTAAAGAAGCAAAAGAAGCAAAATTACCAACTTCTGCTGAAGAATTTGAAATTGCAAAAAATAACCCAGCATACATGAAATTTTTAAGAGAAAAATGGGATGCAGAAAATAAAGCATTAAAAGCAGGAATTCAAGAACAAGAGGCAGCCTATAATATTGGCAGACCTCAACAATCAGTTTCAGTAACTGCTGGTGGAAAAACATATTACTTTAAAGACCAAAATTCAGCAAACGCATTTAGACAGAAAGCAGGTATTAAATAATGGCTACTTTAGATGAATTAGCAGCACAGTTTGGTGGAAGTTCTCAGCCATTTGATATGCCTTTAGAAGCACCAGAAGGTATCAGAGTACCTTGGCAAGGATTGCCACCAAAAAAAGCTGATGAAGCTCGTTTAAGAGCAAGTGAACAAGCACGTAAAAAAATTGAAGAAAATGCAAAAGTAGTTCAACAAGGTGGTATTGTTCTTCAAGACATGGAAACATTTGGAGCATTAAATCGTGAATCTAGAACTGGTGAATTTTACACAGGCATTCAACCAGGCTTTTTAAAAGGTTCTGCTGAACAAGAAATGGAAGCCATTACATCAAGACTAGCACCAGGACAACGTATAGAGGGTTCTGGTACTACATCTGATAGAGATATTGCAATGTTTGTAAAAGCAGTACCATCTATAGATAAAAAAGGTGATGTTAATCAATCTATCAGAGAAAACTTTGCTCAACAATATGATAGGTCAAAAGCAAAATTACAATATCTACAAGACTATTATGACCAATACGGTCACCTTAATGGTGCTGATACATTATGGGAAAAAGAAAAAGAAAGATATTTAGCTAAACCACAAGTTGCTGCACAACCTATGCAAGAGCAAATGGCACAACCAACACCACAAGCTCAACCATCTTACAAAGGGTTAAAAATTAATCAAAAAGTAAATGGTTGGAAGTATTTAGGTGGAGACCCTTCCGACCAAAATTCTTGGAGTAAATAACTATGGCAGCTAATAACCCATGGGAAATGTCTTGGAAAGAAGATACTGCATCTACTAAAAGTGAACAAGGTTCTTCTCCTTGGACAATGAATTGGCAAGAAGAAAAAGAAAAACCTACAAAAAAACTATCAGCAATGAAAAAAACAGGTCTTGCACAAAGACAATATTCATGGAGTGAAGTGCCTGGTGAATTTATTAAAAATATTCCATCTGATGTTGGTCCTGCATTACAAGGTATAGTGCAACCATTTATACATCCACAAGATACTATGGAAAGTCTTATTAAGGCAGGCTCTGCTGGTTTAACTAAAATACTTCCAGAAGCGTTATTACAATATGCAGTTCCTGCAAAAAGACAAGAAGCAGAACAAACTGCACAAAATATTGGTGGAGCTTTAACTGAAGAAAATTTAAAAAGAACTTTAGCAGAACAACCAATTAGCTCAGCTTTGGTAGCTTCTAGTTTATTAACAGGTGGTGGCGCAGGATTAAAACAAATAAGTAAACTAGGTCAAACAGGTAATATTGTTGGTAAAACTGGTGATATTTTAAGTTCTGTAGGTACATACACTAACCCATTAACTCCAGTATTAAAAGGAGCTGAGTATGCAATTCCTAAAATATTAACAGGCGCTCAAAATACTGCTAAAACTTTAATGCAAAGTGCTTTAAAACCAACTATTGCTCAATTACAATCAGGCGAAGCTAGTGTAGCAGTAGATACGTTATTAAAATATGGTATTAATCCCACTATGAAAGGTGTTAATACATTAAAAACTAAAATAAGTGATTTGAACGAACAAATAAAAGCTAAAATAAATGACTCTACAGCAACAATTAGTAGAGATGATGTAGTTAATACATTAGAAGGAACAAAAATACAATTTGGCAGTCAAGTTGACCCTATTGCAGACCTTGCTGCTATTGAACAAACAGGTAAAAACTTTGTTATTAGTCACCCTAAAAATATATCAGTTCAACTAGCTCAAAAACTTAAACAAGGTACATACAAAGCATTATCAGGAAAATATGGCGAAGAAGTAAGTGCTAGTCTTGAAGCTCAAAAAGCATTAGCTAGAGGATTAAGAGAAGGTATTTCTAGTAAAGTACCAGAAGTTATTGGCTTAAATGCAGAAGAAGCTAAACTTATTAAAACATTAAATGTAGCTGAAAGACGTGCATTTATGGAAGCTAATAAAAACCCTGGTGGTCTTGCATTATTAACACAAACGCCTGGTCAATTTGCATTATTTATGATGGACAAAAGTGCATTATTTAAGTCATTAATAGCAAGAGCAATTAATAGAAGTGCTAGTTTATTGCAATCACCTACTATAACAACACCTGCTCAAGGTTTATTATCTGCAACACAATCCCCACTTACAGCTGCAAGTTTAGGTGCATCTGGTTTATTAAATGAAGGACAATAATGAACGGAATAGACCCATTTGAGTACGGCAAACTAACCGCACAAGTCCAATCTCTACAAGACAAAGTAGATAGTATGGAAACAGACATAAAGTCGCTCCTAGAGCTTGCCAACAAGTCCAAAGGTGGCTTTTGGGCAGGTATGGCAATCGCATCTGCTATCGGTGGCTTTATTACCTTTGTAACCAATCATTGGCTAGGAAAGTGAAAACACTTGTTTATTTCACAGTTCTAGTAGTATTTTGGCTATTATTAATGGATATGCCATTAGCTAAAGAATTTGTAAAAGAAATGAGCATGGCTACAGAAGCAGGTGAGATAGTATTAACATCTGAAGAATGTATCTTTAAAAAACAAGGTTTACAAGGTTATGACTACGCTGCTTATGCAACTGACAAAGGTCATCCTAACCATGAAGGTTGTTGGAAGTCTGACAACTATGAAGGTAAACAAGCAGTCTATATATATTTCCCTGAGATAAACCAAACAGCAGTATTTGACGCTAAACTATTTAAGCCTAAAGCCACGATATGACATTTATTACAGAGAACAATATAGCCAATCTTTATTCTGCTCTAATAGAGTTCCCTGTATTTGACGAATATAAACTTCCGCCTGCATCTAAAGTAGACTTCGTAGTATTGCATGACGATACTATATGCGGACAATACGAGCCACCACAATCAGGTGAGCCACATATCATTACTATTAGCACAGCACGTCATACTCATTTGTATCCAGTCTTAATGACTCTGGCGCATGAAATCATACACATGTGTGTATATTTAGAATCACCCAAGACTGATAGATACACTAGCCATAAAGGCTTATTCTTAAAACTACAAAAGCGTGTAGCCAATCATCTTGGCTTTGACCCTAAGGAACTATAGTGGATATTGAAGAATTCTTAAAACAATTAGTAGGGCAAACAAATACCCAACCAAATGTTACTAGCGTAGGTAATGAAAACTTAAACTTAAATGCTTATACTAGACCTACATTAGGCGGTAATGTTAATGCTTATCAAGAAACTCCTGTTGGTTTATTAAGTGAAACTATTGGTAAAGAAGGCACAAACCCAATATATAAAGACGTTGCCTTAACAAACCAAAACTTTAGAGGTGGCATATTAAGTCAAGCAGATAATGTTGCTCCTTATGGTGAATATCGTAATGGTAATGTTATGGCTAGAGTTATGGGCGGTAACTATCCCAATGCTTCTGCTAACTATACAACTCCATTTGCAGGTGGTCAATTTACTGGTGGCGCTAATTATAGTAATCAAGGTTTAGGTGTAAACGCAGAATATGCAAAACAATTAAATGACTTTTTATTTAAAGCAGGAATAAGTGCAACACCTGAAGAACGAAAACTTTTACTTGGATTTGGAGGGCAATTTTAATGTTTGGTTCAATTGTATCTTTAATATTACCAGCCCTAGTCCCTGCGTTTGCTGACGGAGCTAGAGGTCTTATAGCAAAGTTTACCGGCGGTGCAGGTGGACAACCACAAAACATTACAGAACGCATAGAGCTTATGAAAGCAGAAGCAGAAAAGCTACAGGCTTTAGCTGCATTAGATAACCCTACTGGCGAACCTTCTAAATGGATAATAGACCTTCGTGCATCCTTTAGATATGTAATCATTAGTGCCATTATGATATTCACAGCTATTGTAGTATTTAACCCTGACATTGTAGGTGCTGCTGTAGTGGCAGTATTCCTTGATATGTCTGGAGCTTGTATGTCATTTGTTATTGGCGAAAGAATGTACCTTACACTTAAAAAATGATAGTTTTAAACATACTTAACTTTATCGGTTTATCTATTCTAAAAATCATTATAGTTTCATTGCTATTTATTGCTATGGGGTTTTCTTTAATATTTATGAGTGCAATGGGAGTATTAACCAAGGCTTTGCAGATACTTAATGACAATGTTAATTGAAGTAAAAAGGTTTGAATTTAAAGATACGCATACTGTAGGCAAGATGTATGTAGATGGAGTTTATGAGTGCTATACGCTAGAAGATGCAGTTAGAAATGGCACTAAAGTGTTAGGCAAGACTGCTATTCCTATTGGTACATATAAACTTATCATAGACGCATCTCAACGCTTTAAACAAGATATGCCACATATACTAGACGTTCCTAACTTTACAGGTGTTCGTATCCATGCAGGCAACACTTCAGCAGATACAGATGGATGTATATTACTTGGCTCAACATGGGCAGGTAAAGACTTCATAGGTAACTCTAAAATAGCTTATAAGAAATTCTTTGATAAACTCAAACAAAACAAAACAGTATCCATAACCATTTCGTAGTATATGATAAGTTATTATGAAAATATTACTTATTGATATAGAGGTCGCACCTAATACAGCTCATGTATGGGGTATCTTTGACCAGAACATTTCTATCAATCAATTACTAGAATCATCTTACACTCTTTGCTATGCAGCCAAGTGGTATGGTGAGTCTAAAATTATGTTTGACTCTGTATATAAGTCAGATAAAAAAACTATGCTTAATTCAGTTCACAAGTTATTAGATGAAGCTGATGCCATAGTCCACTACAATGGTTCTAGGTTTGACATACCCATACTACACAAAGAATTTTTATTAGCAGGTATGAACCCTCCAGCACCTTCTAAACAAATAGACTTACTTCAGGTAGCTCGTAGGCAGTTTAGGTTTGTATCTAACAAACTTGATTATGTAGCACAGGCATTAGGGTTAGGTAAAAAGACAGCACATGAAGGTCATGAGCTTTGGCTTAAATGTATGAACAATGACCGCAAGGCATGGAAAACAATGGAAGAATATAATAAGAATGACGTTATTCTTTTAGAGAAAGTTTATAACCGCTTTAAAGGATGGATAAAGTCACATCCTAATCACAATGCTTATTCTAAAAGCATGGTATGTCCAAGTTGCAATTCTAGTAAATTACATAAACGTGGGTTTGCAATTACAGCTACACGACAATATCAACGATATCAATGTTCGGAGTGTGGGTCATGGAGCAAGTCTGTGAAGTCAGAAAAAAATTACAACGAGTCGGTTACCAGCATATAAGGAAGATAATGGATATTGAAGCATTATGTCAGCACATTGTAGGCAAGACCATTGTAGAAGCAGAAGCCTACTATGAGAATAGCCAACTGAACATAACCCTTAATGATGGCACTTATATAGAGATTACTTGCGACTCTGTTTATTCAGAAGTTCCTGAATTGGATGACTGATGTTGTCCTTAAAGATGGCACAATAGTTGACAATTATAGTAAGGAATATATGCTTTATTGTGAAGCTAAATGGCTTACTGGGAAAGACTTTGAATTTTGTCAAGAATGGTTTGCTAAAATTTCTGCCAAGCGTCTACAAGACATTCCTACGATAAAAGGGTATATGGTATTACTTAATGCCTAAAGATGCGCCCAGGCTAGTTCAAAATGCGTTCTACAGGCATTTAAACGTATGACCATAGCTACATAGTATATCTTTAGGAATTAAAAAGGCTTTTTTGCTAACGGTATCCCCTGTGCCTATAAATTCTTTATATGTTAATTTGTTTATAAAAATACAATTAACTATATCCATAGGCTTAATTATTAAGCATTTTATATCATCATAAAATACCCAATAACTAGCTTCTGTAGTCATTAAAGCAGAAGGTTTGTTAAACATTTCAATTTCTACAACTAAATTGCCTGTTTCATTACTCATAGGGTCATATTTAACTTCTATAGACTTTTGAGTTTCAGGTATCCAAATATCATACCCTTTGTATTTATGCACTAAACTAGCAGATGGATACTTTTTTCTAAAACATTCTAATAACTTATTTTCAATTACTAATCCCCTGGACAAGTCTTGTTGAAAAGTATTAGACACAGATAATAATACCGTTAGAACCCACCTGGCAAACAGTTACACTTCCGTCCGGTGCTAGTATAGTAGTAGTTTGACCTAAAGCCTTTTCTGTTCCCCATATAGCTAGTGCAGCTAATACCACAATAAATACCCAATATATTTTTTTATTCATCATCATTTCTCACTAATTGAGCTTCAATTTCAGGTGGGTTTATTGCTTCTTCATTTCTTAAAGTTTCAATCAACTTATGCCTAAACCATTCTGACTTGGCTAAGTCACCTTCAATGTCACCCTTAAACGGATAACGTAAGTCATACTTCATCTTTGTGCCTTTTAGATAACCCACAAATTCTTCTTTAGTGAGTCTGCTTTGAATGACATCTATTGTTTCTATACCGCCTTGAACATAGTGCGGTGGTCTATTTACCATATCCATTATAACTATCCCCTTATAAAAAATAAATTAATTAATGCGTAACATCCATAAGCAAACCAACCCATAGAGCCAACAACTAACAACCATACTATAACATCTAATAATTTTTGCATTTATAAGCCAGTCACAAAGCGACTACTATCGTATTTTTTAACATTAGTTATTTTAATAATGTTTTTAGTGTCTGGGATAAGTGGTGTAATAACCCAATTGTGCAACTTATTCCTAATGTCTTTTTCAATTTCCAAAGATGTAGGTTTAGATGGCATAAGAGCAGACCATACTAACTTACCTTCTGTGTCAAATTCTTCCACTAGGTAAGCTAATGGCTTCATGTAAAATGCCTATTCCAACCACTATTACATCCACTACGCAAAGGTGTAGGTAGTGTAACTTTACCTTCTTTAATAAGTTTCCTAATTCTTTCTTGTGGACCTTTAGCTTTAATAATAATTTTAGTTCTATTAGCGTCTGGGTTAATACGCATATATTCATTTATGGCTACAATAATTTCTTCGTCTGTTATTTTTCTCATGATTTATCCAATAGTAATGAATAGCCAAATAATCCTATTTGTAAATAACAACTATGTAAAGTAATAGCACCGCTTAAATATAATATAGTTGGTTTATATTTGTAAACAGTTATATTATTATATGGACCATCTTCTTTATGTAATCTCCATGCTATTGTTTGGTCTAAATCATTACTAAATGGATTATCAATTTTTAGTAAAATATCTATCATTAGTAAAATACCATCCTTCCTATATGTATTATTTTTCTTTTTCCGTACCACGTTTCTTTTGGCGGTATTGAGTCATCATGGAAGTATAAAGCGTTTGCAACTGGGTTTGTATGTTTATTAAAAACAATTGTGTCAAGAACCAATAGTTTAGTTTGAAGATAAGTTTTTCTATCAACTGGATAGTGGTTTTCTTCCTTAACAGAAAACTGACCATTAGCGTAAACAACATCACATACATCACGACCCCAACGATTAGACTTAACACGATTACGGATAACATTTATAACACCTACCTTTTCCTCTAGTGATTGAGTATTAGCTTCATGGTACACCGCTTGGGCGTAGCAATTAACATCTAGTTCTAATTGATTAATGTCCATTTATTAGCTTTGTTAGTTCGTGATAGCCTTGATAACCCACTTTAGCCTTAACCTTTTTTATAATATATGCTTCGTCTATTTCTGCAAGTAGTAATGTAAAGTCACGCATAGGGTTATCTTTTCTTAATAGCCACTCAAGAGCTGCACGTTGTATGTGAAACCCACTCCTACTATGAAATACATCATTTAAAACTTGTGTCAGTATAGCCATATAAAGTCTTCCCTCTGGCATATTAACTAATTCAGTTCTTAATGCTGCACTTGCTTCTATTCGTAGCATATTAGAACTAGACATTAATGGTTTTCTCTATTTCTTTTTTATATTCCCATGAGATAATATAAGCTCATATTAACTATTAAGGATAAATATTATGTGGACAACTCCATCAGCTACAGAAATGCGTTTTGGCTTTGAAGTTACTTTATACGTTATGAACAAGTAATGGATAACGACATCCCCCTAAAAAGGGATGTCACCATCTACCACGTCTGCACCTTCCACTTGTTTATTCTCACCAGGCATTTCTTTTACTAACTGCACCTGACCTGAAATAAACTTACCATTAGCACTTTCTTTAATCCAACCACTAATTCTAAATTCAATACCATCTACATTCATCTTACCTGTGTAATCTGGTCGTTTAGGATTATCACCTTTGTCGTTCTTGAATAACGTAAACGTATTCGTATTATCATATAGTGTTGCCATGCTTTACTCCTTCAGTTGTTTAATTGCTTCATCTACTTCTTTTAAGAACTGCTCTACTTCTGCTTCTAACTCTAAAACATACTGTAAGTCTTTTTCTACCCTACTAACAAAGAGCTGCATCTCTGGTGGAAAGTTTGGATTATAACTTATAAAGTCACAAAACTTTACATTAGGAACACAAGCCATTTGCCATTGTATCTGTGGTATATATTTGCTAGGAACTTTTTTACTCATTAAGGTATTAGTATGAGTCGTTTCTATAGGACATTTAATCTCTACCAAACCTATACCAAATACCAATAATTCAGGCAACACGCCATCTGGACTAGCACCACTCATAGCAATTCTTGGGTGGTCATAGAAACCTACTTCTTCAACTTCAATATCATTCAATGCTTCGTAAAGTTTACGAGCAATTGGTTCTCTATCTACGCCATCTTGCATGGCTTGGTTCATAAAGAATGAGTCTGCCTTTTGTCCTGTAAGCCTTTCAGTTACAAGTTGCACCAGGTAATTTTGCCTGCTAATAGAGTAACCTGTTTTGGTCTTGGCAAGGACATCACTAATACGACTAGCGGTGACCTTACCTAACCTAGCTTGAAACCACTCGTCTGTGCGTTGTTCCATTATATAAAGTCCCCACTAACAACTTTATTATTTTGCTGATGTATAGCATTAACTACTTCATTAGCGGAAGCGAACTCTGTGCCAGATAAACCTAATGCACTTAGACATCTACCAATAGCTGATGTTTCACAATTCTCAACATAGGAAGTGCCATTAATTTGAGATGCTTTACGGAACTCTTGAGCATGACCGGTAGCAAAGGTTTGAACTGTGCCATCTTCTCTATGAATGCCTGCATACGCTTTAACAATACATTGTTCGTCATCTATCTTAATTATTTCAGTAGTCAAAAAGTAATTAGGAAACTGCTCACGAAACTCTTGAACTCGTAAAGCAACTGTCTTATAGTCTTTGCCTTTAATATTTACTACGCCTTGTTTACTCATCTTTCTCTCCGCTTGTTGTAATTGTTGTTGGTGCTGTTGCATTTGCACCTGATCGTAAAATTGTTGTTGGCTCATATCCGTTCTCCAAGTTATATTGTTCTAAAGCCATTTGTTCTTTGGCTTCCCATTTATCATTAGACTCTTTAAGCTCTGCTGTGCATCTCTTTAATTCTTTAACTACATCCACTAGAGTAAGCGACATATAAAATACCCATAAAATATTATTAAAAACCACTTTACCAAATAATAGAACCTTTGTGTAAACTTTCTTTGTAGCCTTTCGTTACAAATAATTCTAAAGAACCTGTCCATTATATTGCTCCAGCTAACTTACCCATAATGTAAAGACATAAGGCTACATAACACCAAAAAGCTATTGCAGTTACTATCATTGTTGAAATTTTCATTTTTTAGCTCCAAGTTTTAATAAAAGTTTATACATTCGTTTATATGCTTTTGTTCTATCTAAATTAAAAAACTCATATTGTTCGCACAAGTCAAAGGTTAAACATTCAAATATTGCTTGTTGTGTTAAATTATCCATAACTGAACAGTAAACCTTTTAAAACATAAAAGCAAACTATTTTAACAATTATTTAACATAGTGCTATTTACTTTTAAAATTAGGCATGATAAGTTCTAAAGGCTATATTTTAAGGAGGCACTATGTATAAAGTCAAGAATTGGGAAAAGTTTAACCTTTACACCCCCAAAAACCCACGTCACCAAAAGAAAATGTTATGGTTTAAGGTTTATGGCACAGACCTAATAAATGATGTCAATTTCTTTAAGTTATCCCATGAGGAACAAGCCCTACTTTTTAAGTTTTGGTGCTTGGCTTCTGAAAACAATGGCAATTTGCCTAATACTTTTGATATTTCTTTTAGGCTTCACTATCCTATTGAATTCATTGATAAAATGACAAAGAGTCTATTTAACAAGGGTTGGTTAACAGAATGTTATCAGACTGCTACCATAGATAGAGTAGAAGAGAGTAGAGTAAAAGAGAAAAGAGAAGATAGAGTAGAGGAAATTAGAGTAGAAGATAGGATAGGTTTAGTATGAATATCCATGAAATAATAGGCTACTTTGAAAAAGCATATAAGTCTGGTGAGAATGAATACCAATGTTTATGTCCTGCTCATAATGACAAGAATGCTTCACTTGGGGTGAAGCAACTATCAGATGGTCGTATCCTTATAAATTGTTTTGCTGGGTGTGGCATAACTGATATACTCGGCAATGTTGGTTTAAGCCTGGATGATATAGTTCCTAAACGTCTTGGTGACTTTAAACCTGTCAGAAAAGCATTTAACCCTTACTCTGTTTTAAAGACTGTAAGCCATGAAACATTATTAGTGGCATTAGCTTCTATAGAATTAAGTAAAGGCAAAACCTTACCACTAGAGGACCATAAAAGACTTATGTTGGCAGCAGAAAGATTAAGACAGGCATATTCATTATGTCATTAGCGGATAAGGTTCAACAGTTAGTTATTAATGAAGCATCTGTTCAAAACTATTTTGAGAGTCGTAACAATGACGAACATCTTAATATTAAGAACCCTAGTGAATACATACCGCAGGTCGTAGCATATTTTAATAATGAAGTAGAAAGTGGAAAGACTTTACCTTGGACTAGCACTTATGATAAGTGGATGCTTCGTAGTGGTGAAACTACCTTAATCACCGGATGGAGTGGAGCTGGCAAGTCATTACTACTTAACTACATTGTTTTACATTTACTTAAAACAAGTAAGTGCATGGTAGCTAGTTACGAGATGCAACCCAAGTCTACACTTGCTAGGTTTATAAGGCAGTCTTTAGGCAGTAATCATCCTGCCGATGAATATATAAATAAATTTTGTAGTAGTGCGGATGGTAAGTTATATATTTACGAACAAGAAAACACCACCACTAGCAAAACTATATTAAGTTCTATTTATTATGCAGTTGAACAACTTGGTGTAGAGTTTATAGTGATAGATAGTTTAATGAAGGTAGGCGATATAGCTGAAGATGCTTATAACGACCAAAAGCTATTTATGGATAAAATATGTGTAGCTGCAAGAGATACAGGATGCCATATATTTGTTGTAGCTCATGCAAGAAAAGGTGATGAACATGAAGGTAAAGCACCCACTAAACATCAAGTATCAGGTTCTACGCATTTGACGAACCTAGTGGACAACGTAGTGTCAGTCTATCGTAATAAGAAAAAGACTGACCTCATGGAGTCTAATAAACTTGATGATGATGAAGTTAAGCGTATGCCTGATTGTATTTTATATGTATGTAAGCAAAGACATTATGAATGGGAAGGTAAAATACCATTATGGTATGAGCCTAAAGGTATGAGATATTATGAGAAGCCAATATGAAATTTGAAGATACAACTTGGTTTAAGTTATTCGGTAATTGTGAATATAAAGTCACTTTTAATGATGGTAAAATAATTAAGTCTAAAGGATGGCATGATGATAAAATGGTCACTAACACAAGCAAACCTACCCAACCTAATAGAGAAGTTAAAAAACCTTGACTGGACAAAGCATTGGCGTGTAACAGTTACAGATACCAAACTTAACAGGAGTCTTGAGCAAAATTTACGCCTCTGGGAATTATATACAAGTGTAGGTAATCATCTAGGTGTTGAGAAAGATAAGATACATGAGCTTTGCGGTTTTAAGTTCTTACGCTTTCAGACAGAAATAGCAGGCAACCCTGTAGAACTTATAAAGTCTACAACAAAACTTACCACTAGCGAGATGGCAGCTTACCAACAAGAAATAGAAATATGGGCGCAAGGTTATGGATGGGGATGGGATGAATGATAGCAGTATTATTCGCAAGAGATGATAGTCGCTATAAAGAACTTGATGGATATGATGTGTATGATATTAATAAAGACGCTAGGACATTTTGTAAAAAAATACCTGTCATAGCACATCCACCATGCAGAGCCTGGGGTATGTTATCTCACATGGCTAATCCTAGAGAGGGTGAAAAGCAATTAGCTTATTTAGCATTAGCTCAAGTAAGACTAAATGGTGGCATATTAGAACATCCTGCTGGTAGTCGTTTGTGGAAAGAAGCACCTTTACCTTTGGCGGGGGGGGGGGAGATGAATTTGGTGGGTATACAATTGAGATTGACCAATTTGACTTTGGTCATGTTGCACACAAAAATACTAAACTTTATATTTGTGGAATAGCTAAAGATAATTTACCACCACTACCACCTAAAAATTTGTCATCTACTGACAGGTCAATTTGTGGTAATGTAAAAGGAACAAAACGCTGCACTCAATATCAACGTGAATATACACCTGATAATTTAATTGAATGGATGACAAAAGTTTGTAATGAACTATCGTAACCCTAAACTACTTAAACTAGCTAAAGATGCACCATGTATGAATTGCGGTATTATGGATGATACTATAGTGGCAGCACACTCTAATCAATTAAGAGATGGCAAGGGTACTGGCATTAAGTCCCACGATTATCGCATAAGTTACTTATGTAGTATGTGCCACGCTAGAATAGATAATGGTAAAGAGTTAAGCAGAGAAGAACGCATAGAGCTATGGGAAAATGCGCACAGAAGAAGTATTGCATGGTTATTTACTAGCAAACATCTGGAGGTAAAGTAATGGGTAAGGGAAGCTCACAAAGACCTATAAGAGATAAAGAAATATTTGAATATAATTGGGATAAGATATTCAACAAGAAAAAACGTAGTGATGATGTATCACCACATCTACAAGAATATGAACTTAACAAGTCTACAGGTGAGTTGCAGAAGGTAGACAATGGCGACTAGCCCTACACAATTATCACTAAAAAAATTACGAGAAGAAGGATACACAGTAGCAGTAGTAGAACATTGGAATAGTTTTGCGAGGATACGTCAGGACTTGTTTGGCTTTATAGACTTACTAGCTTTAAAAGGTAAAGAAGTATTAGTGGTTCAGACCACAACTGCAAGTAATATGGCGGCACGCTGCCGAAAGATAGCAGACCATGAAAATGTAGGTGCAGTTCGTGATGCAGGTTGGACTATTCATGTTCATGGATGGCATCAAGACGATAAGAAAAAGTGGCATTGCAAAGTTAAGGATGTCAGTTGATAACAACAGATAGGTTACTTGCAATACTAGATGACTGGTCTTTATGGATGCACACATCTACACATAAGCTATCTTATCCTAGCAAGTCATTAGGCATGGTATCAGGTGGCGAGTCTACTACAGATGCGTTTGAAGATATGTGTTCAGCTCAAGACATGGCTAATGTAAGAACGCTAGATGCTATCATACACAGTTTACCTAAAGAACAACAAGACGCACTTTACTGTAGATACTTAAAAGCTAGGAAACCACTAGCGTATGAATACAAATTAGAGATGGCTATGGATAACCTTTTAATAATTGGAGGAAAGCGTATCAATGCTTAAAGCGTTTGACAGAACCCATTTTCGTGGTATAATCGTTGGTGATGGGATAATTACGCCCACTCATTTTGTAATCTCCAACTCGCCCTATCTGAATAGGGCTTTTTTTTATGGTCAATGTTTGTGAACAATGCGGTGAAGCATACGACTCAACCGGTTATCCTGTTTGCCAAAATTGTCAGTTTGATACATTTATTAAGTTAAGGAAGCCACATGAAGAAACCAACAACCAAAGCAGGCAAGGTAGCAAAGATGGGGAAAGTAATGAAGGAATTTAAAACAGGTACGCTTCATAGTGGTAAAGATGGAAAAGTAGTTAAGTCTAAAGCTCAAGGACTTGCTATTGCACTTTCAATTAGTGGTTTAGGTAAGAAAAAGGGGAAAAAATAATGCCTACAGTCGGAATGAAAAAGTTTTCTTATACTGCAAAAGGTAAGAAAGCAGCTAAAGATTACGCAAAAGCAACAGGTAAAAAAGCAGTTGCTAAACCTGCAAAGAAAGGCATGAAAAGTGGCTACTAAACCAGGACTATACGCAAATATTGCAGCCAAGAAAGCTAGAATTAAAGCAGGCTCTGGTGAGAAGATGCGTAAGGTAGGAAGCAAAGGCGCACCTACAGCTATGGCATTTAAACAATCAGCAAAGACAGCTAAACCTGTTAAGAAGGCAAAGAAATGAAAGGCGTTAAACATTACTTACCCAATGGCACAGAGTTCAAAGGTGCTACACATAAGATGGCTAGTGGATTATTTACAGGTAAAGCACACAGCAAAACTTCTGTTAAATTAGTTCATGCAAAAGACGTAAAGAAAAAATGAGTGCAGCTTGGCAAAAGAAAGCAGGCAAGAACCCTAAAGGCGGACTCAATGCCAAAG